GATGGAGTGCGGCGCGAGCCTTATCTTTCAACCATCTATACCCTTTTTGTTTAACGACTCTGAGATTATACTTGAATAAGACCTGAATATAATATGATTACATCCTTGCGAGGAATGGAAAGTAGAATATTAGTCGGACCTTTTAATAACCGCTTTACAATGTTATAGATCTTCAAGTTTAATTTGCGATTTATGGACCACAATGGATTATGATTTGGATTTTGACAGACAGGCCCACGGTCTAGATTCCCGAAAAGTTATAGTACGGAATTAGTGGATCAAGTCGATATTTAGCAACATTGTTTCTCACCAGAATTAGCAACTCTGGCAGTGTGAAGTTGTTACGTATTGCCGTATATCTGTGAAAAGGAGCATCAATAAAACGGAATCGAGGTTACTCTTCCAATTGGCTCCGATTTAAGTAACAGACGAAACCCCGACTGCTACCATGGAACCCAGAACTCAAACAATCGTTTCATACACCAACGTCTGCAACATTTGCGAACAAAGACACACCAACAGGAAGGCTGCAATCCAACATCTGCCTAACACCAACTGCGACGCTAGCGTCGAATGTTATTGCGGGAAGAAATTGACAAAGAAGAATGCAATCAACCACATGAAGTACTGCAAGTACCTCGGAACCCTTGGCTGTCTCCACTGCAAAGACATGCGCTTCAAGTGCCTTGAGAAGGCAAACAATCATGCTTGGAGTGCACACGGAGGTAATCAACACACGACTGTCTTGCAGGGATCCGTCACATACATCATGACAGCTCAAGTCGGAACACGATTTGATCAAATGCAACTCAAGCAACTGCAGGAACGTGCGCGCGACAACACACATAAGCGCACGATTCTTAAAGAGTTGGTCAAAGAGAGCAATTTTGCCGCAACTGGCTCATTGTTCTACCAGCTGGTAAAAGGGTTTGGAACACACAAGCGGGTTCCACTATTCTCAGCCAGCAGAGGGTCTATGTTCGACATGCACATTGTTTGTGCCGATGGACCCCTCCACGTGAGACTAAACAGAAAGGATGCCGATTTTTCCCTTCTGTGGAATCGTCTCCGTCTTGTTGGAGGACTCAGAGCGCAAGCTCTGTTCACAGTCGAACACAACGTCGGAGCATCGGACACCCTTGCCCCCCTCGTGGCACAGATGACCACATTGCTTGAGAGGATGAATTGCACAGTCCCCGTTGTGCAACAATTGGTATCATTGATGTGTAAAGTAGTCATTGCTTTCCGCTCTAAATTTGACCCCGTCACTATTGGAGCCTTGTTGATTGATGTGCTTGTCGCAGGAGAAGTCTCTATGGACCTAGCCAGGCAAGCCTGGGAATTGATATCTGCAAAGATCAAAGATGTCTACCAGTGGTTCAAGAGATCAGGCGAACTAGTCGCCCAAGTTGGACAAGAGGTCTACGTCTCAATGGCGACAGTGTTTTCAGTTCTCTGTGGAACGATGCTGATGAAGCGCATTCCAAAGGAATCAGAGATTGCTGATTGCATCACGTCAGTAGGCAAACTAGGAGCCCTCGTTCGAGGCGCGACTTTCGCGTGGCAAGGATTGGAAAAACTCGTGACGTGTGTCTTCAAGAAGATCGTCGAATGGCACACCGGGTGCCCCAGTGAAATTACCGAAATGGAGAAGTTCATGTCAGGGGTCACCGGATGGTTCAAGGAAGTTCAAGATTTGATTGGCTTCCACACCATGGACGAGATTGCTCGGTCCTCAGAGCTGTGTGCAAAGATCGAAACCTTGTATCGTCAAGGAGCACAGTATTCTGTGATGGCCGCTGAGTCAAAATGCGATCGTGCTTTGCTCAGCCCCTTCCAGTTGCACTGGAACGTACTTAAGAACCTGTACGATAAGGCCAACGCGAGCGGAGCTTTCCGAGCCGGACCTAGAGTCGAACCTCTTGTCATTTATATGTATGGAACATCAGGTGTTGGCAAATCAGGTATGATGTACCCTCTAGCTACGGAGCTTCTGAAGATTGATGGAGTACCGAGAACTCAAGAGGACAAACCTGACCCCACCCGTGAAATCTACATGCGAAATGTAGAACAGGAGTTTTGGGACGGATATAAAAACCAAAGATGTGTTATCTATGATGATTTCTCTCAGATCGTTGACAGTGCCAGCAAACCCAACCCCGAGTTTATGGAAATAATCCGGACAGGCAACCTGGCACCGTACCCACTACACATGGC